GACATGTATCGGATGTGGTACAGGCAGTATTGAAGTATTTGTATTGATTATTTTTGTAGTCTTCTGACTACTTGAATGCTAAGATCCAGATCTTTTATTTACACGTGAATGTAACACGTACCTTTTGGTCAAAAATCTCCCCCCGGCACATTATGTGCAGCTCTACTGGAGAGCTGCAAATGATTTTGCTAATGATGAATAACTATTGTGCCATAGTTATAATGATTCATTAAAGCAATCTAACGATTGCTTTGGTTAGCCACCACCCCGTCCCTGTGTGCTTGAATGACACAGAAGTATGACACCCCCAGATCCTTACTATAGGATCAACAACTAGAATTCATGAATGATTATCTAGATAGAAAACCGAATAAACTTTAAGATAGAAAAATATTATTTTCACACCAATGCTTAATGCATGTGAATTAATCGTGTGAGACTCGAGAACTCAGAATAATGTTATATCACTACTTAATTGGAAAAGAATCGGCAGACTTGAGATATTTTGTTCTCTAGGAATTTGTTGTTGATGTAGTAAACGATTGCTTATGGATGTTAAAAGTAACATTGTCAGTTAATGGACAACTATAAGGTTAATAGCCTACCATGAACTGGACAAAAGGACTAACTTTGATTGACTATCAAAGCGCCTAGCTCTTCGGAGAAGGAATTTATTGTTACACCAACCTCTACGCCTGCATCGAATGGACAGATGCCAACGGACCGCAACACCCGAAGTGTTGTAACACCAGAAGACCTAACCTCTTACATGAACCAAATCAACCTAGTTGATTCTGATTATGATTGTGATTGGAAAGGATTATCCCATGAAGAGATCACCAATGAACCTTGGTACATTGTTGAACACAAGAAACGCAAAAAACGTTTCGCTTCGTGGGATCTTAAGATCCAACAAACCATTGATTTGATGGATACCCCTGACATTAATCCCAACCTAAATCTTGACACAAAGCAAGCCAATACTGCTTGCTATGCTTCCAAGACTAAGGGAAGGAGAAATATCAAAGAACTCAAAAGACTTTCTGCAAAATTGAGAGTTATTAAGAGAAATGAACGCATCCTTAAAAAGAAAACTGAACCCCACGGGCTTGAAGATGACTATACTTGGATGCATTCAGGCCCCGAAGGAGACCTACATCCTACAGAAAGAACTATACCCAAAAAATTTCTTTCTCCCATCGTCGAAACTGTCTCCGATACAGACGACGAACAAAAGGACGAATCAGAAAATGAACACCACACTCTTGAAAATAATGATGTTGAAAATGATGATGACGATCCCCCACTCTCTCACTGTGTGAAAGAGAGAAACGACTTGTTCAAACTTGCTCTTTCTACTCCCCCTCAAAAACCTGATGCCGCTAAAGAAATGACAGATATGCTCGAAACGATCTCCGATATCGTTCCGAAAGAAACCACTCCAGAAATGGACGAATGGGTTTCCCATCTTGAAAATCTTGTTATTATGTCGTATCAAGTGACTTGTGCTCAATCTTTCACTGATGTTTTCGTTGCCGTAATAGCTTATATCAAAATGAACACATCTAAATCAGTATTGAAATCAATCTTTGAACTTATTGATGAAGTTACCAAAGCATGTCCCGCCAAAGATTGCTCACCGCAAGCTTTTGAGGCCAATGATGTGTTACAACATTGGGAACTATTCAAGTCAAACAAGATCTTCACAAAGATTTCATATCTTCTTTCCGCAGCCATATCTCTATCTGTCTGTGACATGAAAGGAATTAATTGGTCTCCCTTTGGTCTCAAATTGATTGCTGTCGAAGCTGCTAAAGAACAATTGAAAGCAGTTGATGTTATAGACGCTGTCATATGTACATTTACATGGGTGGCTGAAACTGGGTATAGGGTTTTCGAAGAAAAATCCCTCATGCCTCTTTTATATTCTGATAATAAAATGAAAGATTTCAACAGAGACTGTGATTATGTTCTAGCCAATGCAGAACAAGCCCTTGCAGGAAATCTTGGTGAAATAAACGATTTTGAATTCAAAACTGATGATGTTCTTCGCCAAGTTTGTGAAATGAAAGCAGTTCAAAACACTGGACCCACAGCCTTGTGGCTTCAGAAGAGATATTCTGAACTTGTCAACATAAAACACAAAATAGTTGCTAAACACCGCAACACTGCTATACGTTTCGCTCCTTTTGGAGTTGGAATTACTGGCCCATCCGGTGTAGGCAAATCCACGCTTGCCAAGCTTGTCATGAAAATTGCTCTCTTTGCAATGGGATTCAAAACCGACCCCAAACGCATCATCACCAAAGACATGTTTGATGCCTACGATTCGACATACACCTCCGATATTCTTGGAATGTTCATGGATGATGTTGGCAACGGTAAATCACAATTTGCCCAAGTCTCTCCTACCGATATTATCATCAAGTTCTTCAATAATATGGCTGCCCAAGCTGTCAAAGCAGAACTAAATGCTAAAGGAGTCGTCTTCATTGCATTCAAAGTTGGAGTTCTCACCTCCAATTTTCCTGACTACAATGTGCGAGATTACGCTTGCAAACCAGAAGCCTCGCTTCGCCGTTTTGTGCACACTCGCGCGCGGATTTTAGAAAAATTTCGATTACCTGGTGGTATCTCACTTAACACTGAACACCCCGATCTTGAAAGGTCTGACCTCACTCAAGATGTTTGGGAATTGGATGTCGAAGAATGTCACATTTATGAATCCAAAGAAGGCAAGGATGCCTACAAATTTCGTATTATGAATGTTAAAGTAGCGGATGGTAGGATGATACATTGTAAAAATTTGTGTCTATCTGATTATACCGATGTGATCATCGCACTCGCCAAACGGCATGCTAAATCACAGACGAATGTCATGAAACGATCGAATGATTTTGACACAATGGACATGTGTTCCACGTGCTGTCGACCTCAACCGATGTGTAAATGTGAAATCAAACCACATGGGATAGAACAACTTGGAAGCGTGATAGTGGATGCAGCAACAGCTGCGGCTACATCTTATGTCAACAAGTGGCTTTCCCCTGTGAAATTTCTGAACACAATGCTGGGTTATAGACCTGTTAAAGCAATTGCCACACGTCAATTGGCACAAGAGATGACCAGTGTTCTTTCCTCCACTGCCACACCATGGTTGATAGCTGCTACACCTCAATGGATATTTGATACTTCTGTGTTTAAAAAATCCATAGGTGTGTGGCAATATTCAGCTGCTGCCCGTGATTTAAAAAATCATTTCAGATCACTAATGTCAGCGAGCTTCCTGAGTTTTGGCTATTCAGCATACACACAAGATCTCACCACTTTTGTACTCACATTGATTGGATCGTGGATTGGAGCTTTGGCATATTGGTCGCATCATCGTGCGCGTATCAAACACTACCAACAAGAATATCTATCTCGCCGTGAAGCGTTGCCCGATTTCGCAAGACTTGCACGTGATGGAAAAGTTGTTAAGGGATTGTTTGTGGCTTCCACCCTCATTGTGGGTTTGAAATTATTTCGCATTTGGAACAAGATGCGGTTGTCTAAATTGGCACCCAATTCATTGACCGTAGACGAAGTTGATGTTCAACCCTCATGGTTTGGTTTCATGATGGACAAAATGAAAGTATCCGTTGTCACATCAGAAAATATGAAACATTCAACACCAGAACAACTGACCACAGCATTTCGCAAGAACAATCTATTTTGGGCTGATTTCGTACGCGCTGATGGTTCGAGAATTCGGTGCAACATCTTTTTTCCCAGAAAAGGTGTTGCATGGTTTCCGCATCATGTATTTTTCCCGAACAGTGATATGACAGGAACTCCTACTAGTCTTCTCACAGTCAATGTACAACGACACGACAAAATTGGTGGCCAATTTACTTTCAAATGTGAATTGTCCACTAGCGTTGTAAGTGACTCACATGATATGGTTTGTGCTTATGTGCCAAATTGTCCTGATCTCAAAGACAGAATAGATTGGTTACCTCTTACAAAACCAACAGGGAATGCATTTTGCAAATTTCTTGTGCGACAACAGAATGAATTCAAGGAAGAACGAGTCAGCACTACTTTTGGGAAATACGGTCACCGATACCGTGATTTCTATGGAGGATCATATACTACTAAACTTGCTCAAAAAGGAGCTTGTATGGGAATGTTGATTCTTGATGCCAAGAAACCTACCATCACAGGCTTTCATATTGGAGGCAATGCAGAAACCCACTATGGAGTTATGCAGACAATCATCCAATCTGAAGCAAACGCTCTCATTGCAAAATTGGAAGCAATTCCGGGTGTCTTGTTGTCAGCCAACGCTGTCGACATTCCATTGACTCAATACGATAAAAAACTTGTTGAATCAGACCAAATACATCCTCATTGCATGGCTTCCAAATTGGGCCCTGAAGCATTTGTGGATATCATAGGGAGCACTCGTCTTCGAACACAACAAAAAAGCTCTGTGAAACCATCAATTTTATCTGATGCAGTGTCTGAAGAATGTGGAATTCCTAACTCATGGGGACCACCCAAACTCTCACCCAATTGGAAAGCATATAATGCTACACTGGAACATATTGTAAGCCCAGCAGACATGTTTGCCCCTTCAGAATTGGAGAGAGCCCGCCAAGATTGGTTGAAAGATCTCCTTCCTTTAGCTAAAAATACCCTTAAACCTCTGACTGACACAGAATCAGTTATAGGTGTACCAGGTGTACGCTTTCTTGACGCACTCCCAATGTCAACCGGAATGGGCTTTCCAGTCTTCGGCAAAAAACGCCCTCATTTTGAAGAGATTGTTGTTGACAAAGTGTTAGTTGATCGTGTTCCCAGCATACCAATACAACAAGAACGACAAAGAATGCGTGATTGTTGGAAACGGAATGAGAGAGCATATCCCGTGTGCACAGCAACGCTCAAAGATGAACCCACACCTGTTGGGAAGGACAAAGTACGAGTTTTCCAAGCCGGTGCTGTCGCGTTGTCACTTGAAGTACGCAAATATTTTCTTCCTATCGCTCGTTTTCTGAGTTTACATCCTTGTGAATCAGAGAGTGCAGTCGGAGTTAATGCTTTTTCGACTCAATGGGAAGATCTGATGAGCCACTCCAACAAATACGCACCTGATGATCAAGTCATTGCGTGGGATTATTCCAAATACGATGTACGCATGAACTCTCAAATGACGAGAGCTGTATATATGTGCTTCATCGATCTTGCCGAAGCAGGTGGATATCCCCCGGATGCAATTTCACTCATGAAAGCCATGGTGTCCGATATTGTTCATCCCTTGATGGACTACAATGGCACAATGCTTATGGCATACAACATGAATACATCAGGCATTAATGTTACTGTAAATGTTAACAGTACAGCCGGTTCCCTGTATGTCAGACTTGGTTTTTTCCATGAGTACCCTCACGCTACAGATTTTCGCTCTAAGGTCGCTGCGATGACCTATGGGGATGATTTTAAAGGGAGTGTACATTCTAACTATCGCAATTTTAATTTTATCACTTATAAAACTTTCTTGGGATCGCACGGTATGAAAATTACTTTGCCAGACAAGGGAGAGGATGAAGTCAAATTTATGCGTGATGAGGATGCTGATTTCCTGAAGAGGCAAACCAATTTCATACCTGAGATAAATTGTGGTATTGGAAGATTGGACGAAAAATCTATCTTCAAATCACTACATTCTAACTTAGCTTCTAAGAGTGCTACACCTGTAGAAGTTTCTGCCAATTGTGTTGAGACTGCATTGCACGAATGGTTTGCTCACGGGAGGGAAACATACGATATACGAAGAACACAACTTCAACGTGTGTGCGATAAATGTGAGCTACCTGTTCCAGCTCTCAAATTCTCTTTTGATGATAGAGTGGAACATTGGAAAAGCAAATACAAAAAATAAGGCCTTGGAATGGTTAACTTATCCCTCTGTTCGTTGCCTGACGGACATTAAAATAAAATACGGCACTGTATATATGGATACCAGACACATCGCAATTTTTCTGTTAGCGAGATGTTCTAGGCTTTGTACTTTAGATTTAGTCCCTATTTAGGGAAGAACTTGTCAATCACATAAATAGAATCGTGGCACCAGGTTGATTCGCCAGGTGACCATTAGTAAATAAACGAATTACTCAACTTTTTACATACACAAAAAATAATTGTTCAGCGGACACAACAGTTCCGCAAGCGCTTGAAAGCGCAGCTGGTGGTTGGGGCTTATTTGCTTCAGTTACCGTGTACATAGTATATGCAATTTTGAAAGATCTCCACATACATATTGAAAATTCAGATTGCACAACGTCAATAGATAATCCACAAAATGTGGAACCACAAGCAGATGAACAACAGCTTGTGTCCACAGGACAAGGAACACATCAGGAGCAGAACGTCAAATTTGTTGACACTCATCCAGGATATTGTTTAGAAGAGAAATCCACTTTTGATAATATACGCGACCACGCGTTAGAATCTGATGCTTCTCTCGATGAATTTTTCCACAGACCAATCAAAATTAAAACATATGATTGGGATGTAGGAGGAGTTGATTTACATGACACTTTCAACCCCTGGAGTTTGTATTTTGAAAATCCGCGAGTGATTAATCGCCTGTCAAACTACAAATTAATGCGTTCCAAATTACACATCAAAGCAACGATTTCCGGAAATGGTTTTCATTACGGTCGAGTACTCTTGACTTACAATCCTTTCCCCAAACACGATAACCTCACAGTCGATCGTACCTTTGTAGAACCAGATTTTGTTGCCGCGTCACAACGCCCTCACATTTATCTTGACCCAACAAACTCTCAAGGTGGAGAATTGGTACTACCTTTCTTTTACCACAAGAACGTTTTGGATATTACTCAGAACGATTGGCAAGAAATGGGTGAATTGACACTCGCAGATTTACAAGGTCTGAAGCACGCTAACGGTGCTGCAGATACTGTCACCATCAACATTTTTGCCTGGGCTGAGGACGCGAAATTCGCTATACCCACTCATGCAGAACCTTCCACTTTGGTTCCCCAAGCCGATGAATATGATGGACCCGTCAGCCGTGTGGCAGGTGTAGTTGCTACAGCAGCTGGAAAATTAACTTCAATACCTAAGATTGCTCCTTTTGCTCGAGCAACAGAGATTGGAGCTGGTGGATTGGCAGCTGTGGCTCATCACTTTGGATATAGTAGACCAATTGAACTCGAACATTCACAATTTCGAATGAACACAAAGTCTGGTCTCGCTGTAACCAACATGCGTGATGACACCGTCAAATTGACAGTTGACCACAAACAGGAACTTTCCATCGATCCTCGCACTGCTGGTTTGGATGACATCGATGAACTCGGTATCAACTACTTGGCAAGCAAGGAAAGTTATTTTACCCAATTCCCATGGGCTGTTGGCACTCCTGATGAGACATTGTTGTATAATGTTGTCGTTGATCCGGGTATTTATCGGACCTTTGGTTCAGAATTTCATATGCCAGCTTGCTCTTTTGCAAGTTTGCCGTTTAAATTCTGGAGAGGTTCTATGAAATTTCGTTTCCAGATCGTGTGCAGTAAATACCATAAGGGTAGACTAAAATTTGTCTATGACCCTTCTGGCACTGCTGCCACTTCGGAATACAACACAGCGTACACAACCATCGTCGACATTGCTGATACCACAGATTTTGAGATGACTTGTGGATGGGGTCAACCTACTTCTTACAACCAGAAACTTCCGTTGTTTGGAACTCTGGAATCATCCATGACTAACACAGTTAAGCTGCCCTACACACCTCACACATTTGGGTTTGGAAATGGTACTCTTGCTGTGTATGTTGTTAATGAATTGACTGTACCCATGACAACCATAGACAACGACATCTCCATTAATGTTTTTATTTCGATGGGTGATGATTTTGAAGTAGCAGTCCCTGAAGCTGAAAGATTACAGAGAGTGCGTTTCACAAATATCAACAATCTTGTGCAACCTCAAGCTGAAGAGGTTGACAGAATGGATTCAAAACCTCACCATGTCGGAAGCCTCAACACTATGGGTGCTACAACTACTCTGTCAGATCAGACAAATCATATTCATTTTGGTGAATCTATTCGTTCTTTCAGACAATTACTCAAAAGGTACACACTACACGAAGTGAGTCCTCTTACAGGAACAAATGGTTCAGCAATGCATTATACGTTTCGAAGACACATCCTTCCTTTTGAACCAGGTTACACAGCAGGTAACAGCAATCTGACAACTATTCTCAATGCTGGAACTTCAAATGACAACTATGCTTTTGGTTTCATGACTCTTCCCCGCTATCTTACCTCCGCTTATGGAGGTTGGAAAGGTGGGATGAGATACATGTGGGACTTTAGTAATGTTGGTAGTACCACGCACAACCCAAACGGTCGTGTTATCGTCACAGTGGATAATGACGATGGTGGTACTGTAACACCTGAAAATCTGACAACCGTAGTTGATGATACAACATCAATTGCTGGTAAATCCACTCTCATTACACTTCACTCCTCTGTACAGGGGTTTGATGGAATGGGAATGCAAGCGCTAAATGTGAACCCCACAATTTGTTTTGAAACACCTTATTATTCAGACCACCGGT